AAGTCTTTGATCCACTCGTCTTCAGTCTCGCGACGAGCGTCTTTGTATTCGGTAAACATGGCGCTAAGACGTGCGCCAAGGTTCATCAGCTCTGTGTCTTGAGTGCCATCAGGATTCTCAACATCAAACCCGACGCCCTCTTCGAGGTAATCGTCCATCAATAGCCCACCACGGTGTCTACAGTTTTGAAGCGCCGTGCAACCGGTAAAGTCTTCGGTCGCGGCATAGAGGCCAGTCCGTGGAGGGCAATGGCAAACGCCATCACCCTATCATCATAACAGCCGTTTTGAGCATTGGTAGCCCCTTTCTCATCAATGACATAGGTGCGTAATTCCTTGATCAACTCTAGGTCTGCCACGCCTGAATCTCGCTGGCGGAGCAACGCGGCCAAGTTATCGATGATGAGCGGCTTTGTTTTGCTCGTTGTCAGGAAACCACCGCGCTTCGTCATCCGGTCTCCATACGCCCCGTCGACTGAGCTCTCAACAAACAGCGACGGGTAGTTAACTTCTTGTAAGCGGCGCAGGGTCGTTAAGCCGTGGTTGTTCCGCTCAACAATGATGTAGGCCGTGTTAAATCTTTTGCCCAGATGGGCGACGATGTTGCCCCACTCCCACGGATCGATGTGTCCGTGATAGCAGGCCACCTGTCTCCCGCGAGAATCCAAAACCTGCGCCACCGAGTAGTCGCCGTAGGCCAAGCCCTCCGCTACGTCCACACCAATGACGTAGGAATCATCTGGGTTGGGCGGATACCACTCCCTGTATGGGCCAGAGTGGCGCTCAAACATCCCGTCCTGCCTGAATTCGCCCACAAAATCCGGCGTGTAGCACTCAGCTTCGGCATCAGCGAGGACCTCTTCCTCCACAAAACAGCGCCCCGAAGTAAGAAATGCTTCAATAGGCGTCGAGGGATATTCCTGTCGGAACAGGTCATGGCCCCCTAATTCGTCCATTTTGTTGCGCCGAAACTGCAGTTGCTCGTCATCTAGCCCGTATTTTGCGGCTAGCTGCTCCTCATCCTTGGTGCGCTCGAAGTAAGGACGGACCGGTGCGCGATACTCAGACATCGCAAACCACGGCACGAAGCATGTAATCCACTCCGATTCACCGCGAAGCGACTTCATTACTTGGTCGTAGAACCAGCCACCGGCACCGTTCGCCGTCGATTCTAGGATTACCTCACTGCCATTTCCGCCTACGGTCTGCAGCAAACCGGCAACAATATCGGCACCCTGAGGGTAGAAAGCCACCTCGGAGCCATGGACAAATCGGTTGGTCTGGCCTCGACCGGTCTGGGTTGATCGGGCTGTACCCACGCGGTAGCGGCTGTTGATGTCGTCAAAAACCAAAGTCGCGGCGGACTGACTGGTTAGCCTCGGCTTGAAGGCTTCATGAGGGACGTGGTCGTAGAATTGCCGCACCATGTTGAAGATCGCATTAGTGGACTCTGCAAGGTGAGATAGAACAAACGCGTTAGCGTTTCGCGTTTGGGTGATTTTCCAGAAGAACCGCCCCTCGACGTAGGTCGATATCCCTACCTGCCGCGCCTTCAGAATCAACGCTCGGATCTTGCCGGTTTCCCTCAGCTGCTGCTCTAGTTGCTGATGGACCAGCTTCTGCCCGTCGTTCAACCTGAAGGGCACCATCTCCCCCTCCTTGTTAACGACCTTCAGCACGTTCTTTGCGTATATCGGGAAGTCCGACTTAAAAACCTTCGCTGCTTCCACTATCTGCTTCTCATCCACCCTCTATCCCCTCAATGATTTGCTTGCACCACCACATCAAGTCAGCGTCCTCCCCCGTGTGACGCATCAGGTTTACCCTAAAACAGACCAGCCGGACGTTTCCTTTTTCATACCCTTTGGTCTGATCTATCCTGTCAACTGAGGCGTTTAGCCCCGTAGAATTTTTCATAGGGCGTGGCGAATAGGTCATGTGCAGCCCTGTAACCGCACACTTCCCACCCTGCGCAACCCACATGTCTCTCAAGTCGTCTTTGTTGATCTTGACCTGCGCTCGGGCCTTTGACTTGTTGTTTATCCGGCTGAAGAGGTATGCCTCAGGGGTGTTCGATTTGTACCCCTGCTGAGTCGTCGCATAGCACTCTCGACAGGTTCTCCTGAAGTATTTCCCGCAGCTAGTTTTTGGGTAATCCTTTAGGGGCTTTTTATTGCCGCATACGGTGCATTTACGATTCGCAACTGCCACGGTCCACCCCCCGTCAGATCATGAAGGGCTTCCATTGCGTCGCGTGATCTCGCCACAGCAATGCGATCTCCCATCAGATCCATGCCTACCCCGATGCATCCCTGCACATCTTTGGGGTAATTTGCTACGTGAAGCAGAATGTCTGTTCTTTTTGTGACGTTTGCGACTTCGTAGCACCAACCAAACGTCGGAGACTCCTTCCATTTGAGGGCGTACTCACCCTCAGGTATGCATGACTTCCACGGCTCGTTATCCAGCCAAGGTCGCTCAATCGTATAAAAGACATGAACCTTCCCTTTCGGTACGTGCATTACTCCGAGAGTCCCCTCAGGGTGATAGGCAAACCGACGAATCGTAATCATAGGGGCGTTTTCCCGTTTATATGGTAGAAGGCCCTCAGAGGCTCCGCAGCGAACGATAATTGGGGAGAGGGAAGCCCAAGGGGAAGGGCCTTATCGTTGCTCCTGAAGCCCCTGAGGGGCCTATTATTTCCCAATCTAGTCTAGATTTTCTTTTTGTATACTGATTTAGCATTCAAGACTACTTATTTCGTTGACTTTGCACCCTTACACTTCCAACGCTTCCTCGACAGGTTGTTAGGCGTGTTGGGGTCGTTTTGCTTATCCTTTGGCAACCCTTTCTTGATCCCAAGGCTGCGAGCACAATAACTGTCGCCCTTCTTTGTGCCAGCACGCACCCGTGGGCCGCCATCCTTCGCCTTACCAGCCTGCCCGTAGGAGACTTTCTTGCCAGATGCAGTCTTATGTACCTTGGCTTTGCCTTTTGTAGGTTTTGTCATTTTTTACATCTCCATATTTTTCGGATAGGTACTCTCAGAAAGACCGCCCCCCCTAAAAGTTGATGCCCCCCTACCCGAGGCTCACCTCCGAATCAGTCTCTATCCAGACGCGTGCCCCGCAGGAGAGAGGCTTGTCAGGGGAATAAACCAGCCTCGAAGGCCCCGTGATCTCCACCGCGTGTGCGTACTCGTTCTTTTTGCCCTCTTTCACCGTAATTACCGGCTCGCGCTCGCCTGTCTTGTGGTTGCGGCGAATAATGTGCTGGTTGATGTGTATTCGCTTCATGCTGTCCCCTTGTTATCAAATTCCTGTGCTGGAGGCTGGGTAGTCCCCCATGGAACCGTGGTATGCGCCCGCCGCCCGACCTTCCATCTGCTATCCCCCCCCTCCCGCGGTACCTTCCTCAGTGATGCCGATCCGATGTGAGGGGTGATGGCCGAGCACTGCATACCTGATGCTGTTCTCTTTTCCTCTAAGCCTCTGATTTAAAAGGCAAAACATTGTCCGGCAAATCGTCTTCCGGCTCTAAATCAGCGAAAAACCCGCTCGAAACGGTCTCGATCTGCTGTCGCTCGATGAATTGGTTGTTCGCTTTTGCCACCAGCTCGAAGCACCGTACCCGAACTGCTGGGGGGATCGTTGGGTCATTGCCCAGATTCCACAGGTTCTCGATCGACTCGACCCCTTTATCCAGCGTTTTCACCATCAATTGCCGCTTGTGGGCCTCAATAGCCGCAATAACGTCAACATGGGTCAACAAGCGCGAGCCCTGCTGTTTTGGGTGCGAATAGCCCGCAGACTGTGCCGCTTTGGTCGCATTACCGTGCTCAACAAACTCTGCAACGAACCGAGACTGTCGCCAGTTCAGGTTCTTCTCGTTTCCTTCAATTCTTCCTGTATCACTCACTATGTACTTCCTCTACCTGATCAGGGGATGGGGTCGCGTTTATCGGGGTTTTTCCGCGGCCAAAAAATTTTATTTGAGCCACTGCGAACCCGCCGCAATGAGTCCAGCGAATACCAACCACCCAAGCCGCTCCCACATCTGAGCAGAGCCGCTTCCCTTCTGGACCTGCTCATTCAGTTCTCGATGCTCTTTTTCGATCCAGTCCAGCCGGACCTCGTGCCGGTTCAGTCTGGCGTGCGCGGCATCAGTGCGCTCATCGATTCGACCCAGCTCCCCCAGCTGTTCAGTCAGCCGGTCCAGCTTCGCCTCAATGCGGAGCAATCGGTCCTGTAATTCCATGCGCGTCAATTCCTGAGGTAAAGCCGATTTCATATCTGTTCAAATGTTTTTCATTCTAAAGTGTTGTTTTATCCAAGCAAGCATGTTTATAATCATGACACGGGGCCAATGACCCCGCTTTAACCGGCCACGCACGGCCAACAACTTGGAGAAACATCATGAAAGCAAAGCGCGACATTCAGCAGGAAATCACTGACCAGATCATCGAGATGATGGAGACCAGCGGTGCCGATTG